ATCTCCGCCCAACACTCGGAAGTGCCCAGCTTCTTTCGCTGCTCAAGCGTCTTGTGACGACCACAAGAAGCCCAACAATTTAGGTCTTCATCCAAAGTTTCGTTGGTAAACAATGGTGGAAAAGTGTTAGTTTGTAGGGGCGGAATCCCAACACCGCGCCTCCAAGCACATCGGACTGATCGAGTTTAGAACTGGGTCGCTTTTTCCTACGCAACACAGACACGCCGAACACGCATTAGCACACCCCGACCTTCTATCAGCAGGTGTTGAACACTCACCTAGATGGACCCAGAGGGTCCGGGAGAGGAAACAAGTCCAAACCGGGACACAACTCAACCGAAGCGCAGAAAGGGCATCGTGGGCGGCAAAGGCATGGAATCACATGTCGTGGTAACAGTTGGGGCCACCACAAAGACAAAACCAGCACCGCACTTCTGACCTCAGAATAGGCTCTAACAGGTAGCTGCTAACCAACTCCTGCGTTTCCCCCATACAGCTAATACAACCATGAAGTTGGCCTGCAAAGTTAACACAGTTTTTATCACACTACCCTTGCCCGTTACTGAGGTACAACACTAAACACCTTACCACGCCGAAGATAAGTCCTCTTACCCCCTATGAACGGAACCCTTTCGGGGCGAACTTAGTCTAGGTATGAAGAGGGTGGTTAAACCCCCCCGGGGGCGCTCCCCGGTGAACCAATACTACGACGCCGGCCTTGGGATACTTGTGCCCAGACCCGACCAAACTACCGAAGACTAATGACGCTGATACAACCATGAGGTAGGCCGTCTAGCCGCCCGGTAGTGCAAGAGCTGCCCGTCACGGGAGCCCAAACAAACTAACAAAGCTGATCGGCGTATCGAGCCACCGCAAAAGCCCCAGCTTCGTCTAGAGGCAACCCCCAAGGATCAACTATACCCGAGAAAACTTGTGAGGGCTGGACGTCACCCCAGCCTTCGGGAATAGTTACATCTTTGAAGGAGGCCTCCAAGGCTAACTGCTTTTCTATTGAGATGCCCCAGGATTTTTCGAAGAGGAGTCTGGTTTCCAATGTTATCACCTCAAAATTACATTGGGCCCAGCGGTCGCTGTGTGTGGCAACCCGTTGATACTCAAAATTCCCTAGGTCATACCCCTCCCTCACAAAAGGTACGGACCTAAGTCTCTTGAGCATGGCGTGGGCGAACGCTTGCAGAACTGGAACGCCCCGGTTCAATACCGCTTCACAATAGGCCACCGACTTCAAAACTTTCACCCCACCACGCATTTCATTATAATGCTGGTGTCCGCAAAAAGCCGATGAAAGGACTTTGTAAGGGTCCCTTATCATAGTCCACCTCCTGCCAACCAGGAGAGGCTTGGACTGCCCAAAAACGATATCACTAACCTCATTGCTTACGTCGCCGACGGCCGCCTCATGACCCATTTCCTCAAAGACTGGTGGGAGCTCTCGCAACCAAAGGGGCAAGTCAGAACGACTAACAAAAACGACGGCGTTGTCCCCGTCGGCCAGAAAGTCGAACTTCGTTTTGAGCCTAGAGGCGACTCCAAGTACCAAGCAACACATAATGAGTGTGTTGCCTAGGCCGGTATTGAAGTCCCCGCTAGCTCTAACCCCTTTGGCTCGGTATCGCACACCACTGCGAAAAATCCCTTCAAACTCCAGCTGCCAAGACAAGAGTTGACGTAACCTGGGAGATTTCAACAGTGAGGAATAGATACCGGCCTCCTCTTTGAGTTGAGAAACGGTCAAGTGGCTTTCGAACGACTTGCAGTCCACCTCGAAACATACCATGTCGGGGTGCGAAAGCATTTTACGTCGAAGCAATGACGCCCTCTCCTCTCCATTCAGGCCCTTACCAATCAAACGAGTACGCGTATACATAGCCCCCCAGCCCCTGAAGGCTGGGTAGAGGGCATGTTCGAGGGGTTTTAGATAAGTTGCCAGCTCCAAGTTGTACCTAGGTGATCGACCCATGATCACCCGTGGCTTGTGCACCTTGTAGTTGGCCAGCTTTTCTGCCTTAACAAATGCGCTGACCTTAGAGTCCTCCCGGGTGGATAGTCCGTCAACTCTAAGGGAACGCATTGCCTCCTCGTAACGTGTTCGAAGCCTACTAACCTTATAGGATTCGACAACTCGTTCATAGGACCATCTTTCAACGGGTTCCAGCCGCGAAGAAAGAACCGACCTTAATAGCAACGCACACTTCCTAAAAAGTAAGCGGCCGCCCAAGGTAGGTTCTGGGTTAAGTCCTAGCGTGCGTAGTTGAAGGCCACGCACAGCATTGTGTGCACAGGACCTGTGCACCTGGGGGTGCCACACTCCCTCTACTGGAGGTGTGTAGCAGCGGTACTCGAACCGCGAACCGACACTGTCTTCACAAGGACCCACATCGGGGGGGAACACCAGAGTGCAGCCGGGTTTGAGAGGGACCCCTAAATCCACAGCTCCAACACAGACCGCTTCCTCCTTTCCGTAGGTGTCCTATGTGGACAGTGATAGCCTATTGCACATAGGCTCTAACAACTTCGGGCTGGAAAACCCGAATACACGCCCCAAGGACTCCCAGAAGCCTAGAGTCAGGTTGCTCTTAACAGTGCCTTTGCCGAGAGCACCGAGAACATCCACTGACCAACGGGCAGCTTCGGTCCTCAAAAGAGAAACCGAAGCAACTTCCGACTTTTGCGGCAGAGCCGCGAAAACCACAGAGCCGGAAATGATGAATGACAGGTCCATGTCACTCATCCCCCGCTCTTTGGCCCACAAGCGGGCTCTAGATCGTAGGGACTGGACGAGTCCAGCGTCTACTGCACGTAGAGCTCGAGAGCAAACCAAAGAGGCAACTAGTTCGGGACAGATCCAAAGGCACTGTCCCGCTTCCCCTTCGCTTGTGAGGCAGAGGGGTAAGGCGGTAGCGGACTCACCTTCCGCTTTTACTGCGATGGGCATCGGTTTGCCCACCTTTGTTTGCCCAGAGGTCCATGACTGAAGCCATGTAACCGCAGCGTTAGCAGGACTAACGTTAGGGCCAGGGAGGTCTCTCCACCACCTGG